AAAGGAATCTTTTATTATCGGGAGAGCGCGTGGAGGTCACGACAGGCACCAAATGGCCCATAATTTTTTGCGAATGGTCGGGATAAACAACTATCAGCCCTAACCTTGTCTCAATAAGCCCTTTTGATAATGCGACTCGCAAAAGCCTCAACTGATGCCCAATGGCCCTGACCCAAATCCAATTAGCCAACGCTCTGGACTCAAATCCAGCGAGCGTGTCCATCTGGAAAAGCCGGGGGATGCCGGTGGACTCGGTGGACTCGGCCAAGGCGTGGATAGCGGCCAACGTCCGTCGAAACAAAGGGGCAAGAATAAGCGGGCTAGTGGCCTCGGAAAACCTAGCAATGGGGGCAAGGCCAAGGCTGGACCGCGCAGCCGAGGGGGAGATTCGACACTACGAGCTATGGAAAGCGGCAGCGAACAGCCAAGACATGAACAGCCGCTCAGTGGCCGAGTTGGCCGGGGCATGGCGCGACAGTCGGAAGGCGGCAGCGCAGGCCGAGCAGGAGCTGGCAGCATTTCTGGCGATGAAGAACGCAACGCTCAACAAGCAGGAAACGGTGGCAGCGATTCGTTCGCTAGTCTCGGCACTGCGACAGGATTTCTCGACATTCCCTTGGGGGCGGCAAGCTACGGAGTTGATGAAGAAGCATCTGGGGACATTGCCCAGCTCCTTGAGCGAGGCGACCGCAACGGTTTAGACTTTGCTTGGGGCGAGGCGAGGGCCGTGACGCTTGAGCCGCCCAAGCTCGGAGTAGTGGACTGGGCCGAGGGCAATCTCAAGCTGTCGGAGAGAATTACCAACAAGCCCGGCAGCTATCTCACATCCCGCACGCCTTATGTGCGCGAGGTGCTGGAATGCTTTGCCGATGACCGCGTGCGCCGGCTGGCTTTGGTCTGGGGCGCGCAGACCTCGAAGACCACGGCCATCATCGTGGGCATGGCTTACAAATTGGACAACGACCCCGCGCCCTGTCTTTGGGTTATGCCCTCCACGCATTTAGCTAGGTCATTCTCGGAGACGCGGTGGATGCCACTGATTGACCAAAACCCGACGCTGGCCCGACACAAGGAACCTGACCCTGACAAGTATAGACTTTTGGAACAGCACTTTGACCGCATGAGCGTGTGGTTTACGGGTAGCAACTCGCCCGCCTCGCTTTCCTCGCGCTCAATTGCCGCCCTGTGCATGGACGAGCTAGACAAGTTTCCTGCCAAGGGCGGCAAAGAGTCAGCACCCTTGCAGTTGGCCGAAGCCCGCGTGGCCACCTATCCGCAGCACATCATCATCACGACCTCGACCCCGACATACGAGGACGGCGCGATCTGGGAGGAATGGCTCAAGGGCGACCAGCGCAAATACTTTGTGCCGTGCGCCGGCTGCGGGGAGGCGTTTGTCATGGAGTGGGAGACAATCAAATGGTCGCAGGAGGCCAAGCAAGATTCCGCGTGGAACATGGAAGCTGTTGCAGAAACGGCGAGATGCCATTGCCCTGCCTGCAACCACGCGCACACCGAGGCTGATAAGGCGCAGATGTTGGAGCGCGGCGAGTGGCGGGCAACCGACCTTGCCGCCGAGCCAGGGCGCAGAAGCTATCACCTTTCGTCACTCTATGCTCCTTGGCGCAAGTGGTCCCACCTAGCGGTCAAATTCCTCCAAGACCGCGAAACGCCCGGCGGGTTGCAGGACTTCTTCAACCGTGAGCTGGCCCTGCCTTGGAAAGCTGCTGGCTCACTGATTACCACCGCCATAATCCGCGAGCGGGTGGACGCCTCACCTCGATACGTCATCGGTGAGCCGCCCGAGGGTAAGATGCTAGGGCGGATCATGTCGGTAGACGTTCAACAGACCGAACTGTGGTGGATCATCCGCGAGCTGCACGAAGACGGATCAAGCTACCTTGTGGACTACGGGGCCGCGATTGGCTGGGACTTAGTCACGGAAAAGTTTCGCCACTACAAATGCTTCAAGGGGGTAGTGGATTCGGGCTACGCGGCCAAGACCCCGGCGGGAGTTTACGATTTTGTGGCGCGCTCGGGTGGCCTATTCTGCGCGGCCAAGGGGCGCACGGTTAGCCAGGGACTGCGCGAGCCGTGGAAATTCCAGCAAATCCTTGGGGCCGGCCACAATATCTGGATGCTCCAATTCGACGCCGAGTTTTGGCAGGCACGGCTTTACCACGATGTGCTGCGTGATGGGCGGGGCAAGTGGTATCTGCCCCGAGACATTGCCAAGGACTATGTGACGCAGTTGCAGGGCGAGGCGCTGGTCGAGAAAGAAGGCGTGGCCAAATGGGCGCGCCTTGGGCCAAACCACTTGGCCGACTGCGAAAAGATGGGGCTAGTGCTCATCGATTCCATCATGTCGCAGTATTCGGCAGCCCAACCCGCCTCTTGACACACACCTCGAGTGCGTGACGGATGCCGCCATTTTAGCCGAAGTATTTAGCGCCTCGGAACTTTCGCAACTCAAAGCCTCCTGCAAAGGCCAGATCCTTTCCGGCGGGGCCAGTCAGGCATTTGTCGTTAGCTCCAGCGTCGGCGGGCGCAGCGTCACACTTCAGCAAACCTATTCCTGTTGGGACATGCTGGGTCTAATCGAAACAGCTTTGGCCATCAACGCCGGCACGATTGGAAATTCCCGCGTCACGCAAATGCGCTTTCCGAATAGAACATGAGCAAGCCCACCAAATTTGTTGACCGCGTAGCTGCCGCCTTTGGCTTTAGCCGCATGATCGAGGCCGTCAACCATCGCAGCGAAGAGCGCGGGTGGGTTTACGCGCAGGCGCAGGACTCCAAAGTTGACCTTTCCTCCTACGACCGCACCCGCCTCATGGCATTATCGCGCAAGTGTTTCTACAACAACGCGATAGTCCGGGGGGCAGTGCGTGATAAAGCGATGTATTCGGTGGGCAGCGGCATCGGCATTCGCCCGCAAGCCATGTCTGGCGACCAGGCGTGGGACGATGCGGCAGAGGCTTGGTGGGAAAATTGGGCGAGATCGCCTGAGATCAGCGGGCGTCACGATATGCGCTCGTTGCAGATGCTTGTGTCTGAGGCCATTGACCGCGACGGCGAAATCTTTGCGGTCCTAACCGCCAAGAGTGATGGCGCTCCCGCCGTGCAGATCGTGGAAGCCCACCGCATTGAGTCACCCGACACAGCGGCGGGCAACGCCGGGGTGGTGGACGGCGTGAAACTGGACAAGTTCCAGCGCCCTCTGGGCTACTTTATCGGTGAAGGCGACGAATACCCGCGCCGTCACAGGGAGGTCAAGGCCGACGTAATGCTCCACGTCTACGAACCCGAACGCTCGGACCAGGTGCGTGGATATCCTGCCATCGGCGTGGCACTGAACAGCGTCCTAGACCGCGACGAGTTGCTGCGATTTGAAATGATGGCAGCCAAGGCCGGCAGCAGCATCGGCCTGGTTATCAAAAACGCCACAGGGAACATCGGCGCTGAAGGTTTTCTCGGTGATTTTAGCAAGGACAGCAGCGGCAACTTGACCAGGGAAACCATTTTTGGCGGCGGGCTAGTTCCACGCATGAAGTCCACGGAGGACATTCAGTCTTTTGTAATGAACAGGCCGAATGAGAAGCTCGACAAGCACCTTGAGCAATACATTCGGGCAGCGGCCATCGGCCTTGGCCTGCCTTACGAGTTTGTTTGGGATACGTCAGCCATCGGCGGAGTGGCGCAAAGGTTTATCATTCAGAAGGCGGCACGATGCTTTGCCGCCCGCCAGGATGTGCTGGTCAACGCCTTCCTGTCGAAACTGTGGCGCTACACTATTGCCCGAGCCATTTCTCGCCGCGAGCTGCCAATGGTCGCCGGCTGGCAACAAGTCGGATGGCAGACCCCGCGTTCGATCACGGTGGACGTGGGCCGCGAGGCCACCGCCCGCCGCGATGACGTGAAGGCGGGGCTGATGACCCTCTCAGATTTCTTTGGAGAGCAGGGATTGGACTGGAAAGAAGCCGTGGCTGAGATTGCTGCCGAGCGCGAGTTTGCCGCCGACCTCGGCGTAATGATCGGCGTTGAGCAGGCCCAGCCGCAGGAAGAAATCATTCCAGACATCGCCCAGCCAGAAGTTGTCATGCCTGCGGCTGAGTTTTCGCAGCTTATCGCCAAGCTGGACTGCGGAACGGGCGCTGGTGGATTTAAGCCAGGAAATGATTGTGCTAGGGGTGATGGAACTGGTAATAAAGAAGCCGTGAATAAGGCGGACATTGAAATAAACAGGCCAACAACTATTCAAATCGGTTCAAAAAAATATGACGTAGCTATTACTGGTGTTCGTCATTGGGAATCTGAAGACGGGAGCACTGTCCGGGAATATCTTACAATTGGTGCTCCGGGAATATACGAGGTCGCTGGGGCATATGTTTCAATCTCCCCAGCAAAACCACTCAACATAGATGTCGTTGTAGACACCGATGCTGGTCAGGTTGTTTGGACGCCAATTGCTGGCGGCGCGTCTGGTGCAAAAAAATCTGCAATCAGTGCATGGTTTAAGGCTGCGTTGTCCAATTCTTAAGAAACGCGCCAAGCCGAACGCTTGACATGAGCCGCCGCTTATATGGCGGCACTCAAATTTCTCGGCATCTCAGTTGCAACCGTTGGGCCTGCGCTGGGCCACGAAATGTTCGTGGACGATGTGACCCTGCTCCAAGCCGAGCAGGCAGGCGTGGCCGGCAGCCCGGTCAAAGTGTTTGTCGATCACGACGAAAGCATTGATTCCCTGATCGGCTTCCTTTCGGCCTTCCGCATCGAAGAAGACCAACTGCGCGCCGACCTGGAGCTTCTCGGCTCGCATCCCCAGGCGGCTTTTTACCAAGAGATACTAAACAAAGCGCCGAACCGGGTTGGCTTTAGCATGATCTTCAGCGGTCAGCCCGACGAGCAGGACGGCCAGCGTTTTGCCAGGGTGTCTGAGCTGGTCAGCGTGGATTTGGTTAGCCGCCCCGCGGCCAACGCTGGCGGCGTATTCCGCGCAGGATCAGAGCCCGAGGCCGCGCCCAAAGTTGACACTGCCGCAGTGGGCATGACTGAAATTACTTCTGTCGCTAAAGTTGAGTTCGACGCGCAAGCCGCCATCGAAGCGTTGACCGCTTCGGTTGCCGACCTCAAGTCCACCGTGGACGGCATTGCCGCTTCGCAAGACGAAACACCCGCTCCTGTTGCCGCTCCCGTTGATTCGGAAATGTCGGTCAAGCTCGACGCGGCCCTTAACAAACTCTCGGCCCTTGAGGTCGAACTCGCCGCTCGCGGCGACAACGCCATCAGCGGCAACGGTTCTTCCGTTTCCGTCGAAGACGCTTACGCCACCGGCGACCGCGCCACCAAATTTGAAATCGTTCGCAAGGCTCTTGAAGCCCGCGACTTTCCCCTCATCAGCAAACTCAAAAACAAGTAAAACATCATGGCTTCCATCACTGGTCTAAACGACGACATCATCAGTTCAGCGGCGCTCAAAGCGTTTGTTGATTCCCTGCATCCCCTGTCCGCTTTCAGCGTTAACTACAACGCCGAAGCCGCACGCAAGGGCGAAGTGGTCAGCATCCCGCTCATCAGCTCCATCACTGCCTCGACGTTCAACAACACCTACGAAGGTGCGGACGGCGACGTGACCCTCACGGCCCGCGAAGTCACCATCGACAAGCATTTTCTGTCGACCGTTGATTTCACTGACACTCAGTGGGCCAAATCCTCGGCGCTCACCCCGCAGATGCTCGCCCAAATCGGCGCAGAGCAGGGCCGTGCGGTTGCCCAGGCCTTCATCAGCGGCGCGTGGGGGATGATTACCACGGCCAACTACGGCGCGATTGCGACCAGCTCAACCATTGCCAGCTTTGGCATGAGCCAAGTTCGCAAGGCTCGCTTGGAGTTGACTAAGGCCAAGGCTCCGACCAACGATCGGGCGCTCTTCCTTGATCCCGACTTCTACGACGGGTTGCTGAGTGACAGCAACAACATCCTTTCTAACCTCAACTTCGGTCCTGAAGGTATCCGCGAAGCAAACATCCGCCGCATCGCCGGCATGGATGTCTACGAGAGCACCCTGATTCCGTCCACCAACGTGGGCAGCGGTATCACGCTCGCGGGCTTCGCGGTGCATCCCTCGGCCATCGCCGTGGCGGTTCGCACCTTGGCTCCGCAGGCTCCTTCAGAGTATCTGGAGGCTCGCACTATCGTTGACCCTGTCAGCGGCATTGGCCTCGGGTATCGTCGCCACTACAACACGGCGAACGGCACGCACTTCCTCAACTTTGAGGTGGTCGGCGGCTACACCTTCGGCATCACTGCTGGCCTCAAGATTCTGGGTCGCAGCGCCTAAAGATTGGTTCTGGTTTGTGTGTTTAGCAGACCCCCGGCTATGCCGGGGGTTTTGCTTTTGGTTTGGTTGACAAGCGCGCCGTGCGCGAATGACCACACAACATTCTCTGGCGTTGGTCGCTATTTCGGGCAATAGCGAGGGTTACATCGGGCGATTTATCGCGGCCTTCCAAAAGCTCACGCCTCACATTTACATTGTCCGCGCCTGTGGCGGCAGGGAACCAGACCGCTCCCTAGACATTGCCCGCGAAATGGGCTGCAAGGTGGGCGAATACAAAAACGCCGAGGCTTTCCAATTCTGGGACCATGTGGACAACTTCGCCGCCGCTCGGCAGATCGCCACTGACATGGCCGAAAAAGACGGCCACCAGTGGCTAATGTGGGCCGATACGGACGATATTATCGAGCAAGACTCCTGCGACACCATCCGGCAGCATTTGCGCGAGACAGACCCTGGCAACACGATTGCCATGATTCCCTACCGCTTGACCAACAATGGCCTCAACCTCCTGCGGGAGCGCGTCTGGAGGGCAGGAACGGCCAAGTGGGAGGGTGCTGTCCACGAACATTTAGAACCCTTCGACAAATCAGGAGACGGCCAAGTGCGCTGGGAGGACTGCCGCATTGTCCACGCTCCTGACGAAAAGAAGGATGCCGCCGCCGAAAAGCAGGGCAACGCCCGCAACTGGCGCATTATCGCAGCGCAGCCCGATTGGCAAAAAGACCCGCGATGGATTTTCTACGGCAGCCTAGAGAATTTCGGCATGAAAAACGATGCGCGGGGCATGGAGTTAGCCATCGAGGCGCTCAAGCATGAGGCCTTGTCGGGCGACGAACGCTATGAGTTGTATTTGCAACTCGCCATGCGTACACCGGTATTCCCCGCAAAGAAGTCACTGCTTCATGAGGCCTACAGGGTCAGTCCTTGGCGCAGGGAGGCGCTGGCGCAG